AATGGGATATATTTTTAAAGTACAGGGCGAAGAAACAAAAAAGCCCAAAGAAACTAAGCCCACTGCTAAAAAGAAAACTAAAAAGTGACTAGAAAACTAAGGCGAGTTCCAAAGGACAAAAAGACAGGTGTTCCAAAAAAATATCTGTCTGGTTCTAAAAACAGATCTGCAAAAGCGGCTGAGATAAAGCGAACTGCCGAAGCTTACAGAAAAGGAGAGTATATTGATATAAAAGCTGTATCAAAATCACGCACCAAACAAAATGTCACAGGCAAAAAGAAGAAAACCACTAAGCGAAAGCGTTAAGAACAGTCTTAAAAAAAAAGCTGATGGCACAAAGTTTTTTTATGGAGAGTTAG